GATAATGCCGGAAGTTAGAAACTGTTTCATTTTTTCCTCTTATTATAATTATAAACGAGTGGGGGCCGAAGCCCCCTTCTGTTCCAAGGCCCCTCGTAGGCCCGTCTGTTATGCCGCAAGGGCTACAGAAGGTGCAACATAATTGTTAGCACTTATCAAGGTTGGCTCTTACGGAGCCACTCGGTTGCCTCATTATAGCGTCTAGTACCAGTCGATCCTAGTTCACCCCCATAGTTGGTGGAGGTGCGGGGTACTGCCCCCCGGTCCTGCTTACTGTCTTCTACAAATCAACGGCGAACAACTAGACCAGCGTAAGGGTCTTATTTCCCTTGGGGGTGGTCCCTGTTTCTGCGTAGATGGAGAGTGCTTCTGACCAAGTGCCGGGACCTAAATCATTTAGGTACTTGAGCAGAGTCTTCTTCCTGATCCTGACTGGCACTCTAACAGCAGCGTTAAGGCTAACCCTGCCGTAGATCATATCAGCACCTTCTACAAGCTTCTTAAACTCTTTCAGGTTGTATGCTTTCATAGGCTATCCAGTGGTGTGTACAGATCATAGAGGCTGTCCATGTAGTTCATGTTGCCCTCATACCCGTCTATCATAGCGTTGAAGCCTGCACAACCATTCTCTTCGATGTAGCCCTTGGCTTGCAGGAATGCCTCAAAGAACTGTCGCTTCTGTACCTCTATGACAGTCTCTTCGCTAAACTCGTCTTGAGAAGAGGTCATAATGGTAAGCAGAGCGCCCAGAAAGGCTGGTGTAGCCTCTGGGTCCAACTCTCCGCACTGAGCGATATGGGCCGCTGTGAGCGCTCCTATGTCCTTAGTATCGCTCATAGCCTTTTGGATAGGCTCTTCAGCTAAGGCCACACCGGGGGCTGATAGGGCTAACCCCAACAAAAAATACTTCACAATATGTCCTTACCTTGTAGCCTGTTGATCTCCATCTCAGCGTAACGCTGTACTTTACGGAGGTCGGTTATCCGGCTCTCTGTTTCGTCCTGTCCCGGGTATAGCTTACTGCCCGCTCGACATGCGTATTTAACCATATTCCCAACTTCAAACGATAGGCGGTTGGTCATAATGAATGTAACAGGTTCTATTTTGTACTGCGTGTAGTGCGGAGGGTGCTTTACAATGCTGGCCTCCGTCTCTAAATCTTTTCCTGCATAAAGATCGAAATCCACTGCCGACATACTTCACTCCTAACAACATCATCTATTGTAAACTCAATGACAGGTACAGACACGTCATACTTTCTACTGAGGTAGACGATCTTAGCTAGACCGTTGGCCTCTTTGAGGTCTGACTGTTGTACGTCACCATTCAGGACGATCTTAGACCCCTCTGCCACCCGTGTCAATAACATCTTGATCTCATGGGTAGTTATATTCTGGGCCTCGTCTACAATGATGAAGGAGTTCTCAAAGCTCCTGCCCCTCATTAAGGCTAAGGGGGCTATCTCGATGTTACCGTTCTTTAGTGCGGTATCGAGAACCCCCTTGCCCATCCATTGCTCTAGGACATCCAGAGTAGGCATTGCCCAAGGTGTAGCCTTATCTAGGACACCACCGGGCAAAAACCCTATGTCTTTCCCGACAGAGACGTGAGGTCTGGTTATGACAATCTTGTCTATGTCTTTGTCGAGATACATCTGTGCAGCAAATGAGGCTGCTATGTAAGTCTTACCCGTCCCCGCTGGACCCAGAACTATCGTCTGTGGACTGGTCTTTAGGGCGTTTAGGTACAGCTTTTGTCTTTCTGTCTTTGGTTGTAGTGGTGGCCTTTTTGGTGCTTGCGGTTGCTGCTTCTTTTGTGACTTCCGTCCAACCGTTCTCGTCATGTCGAATTAGTTTCGCTTCTTTCACGGGTATATGGAAGAATAGTTCGCCGGGTCGGATATTCGGACCATAGGCTTGCTTAAGCCTGTCCGAGGTTAGTTGTTCGCCTTTGACGATCCAGCATTCTTTGCAGTCACCACGAAATACGAAGAACGTGATTGTTGCGTGTTTCTGTAGGAGCCGTGCCTTCCGCCCCGGAATGCGGAGGTCTTCCCAATCTTTCGGCCATTCTTCCTTCCAAGAGGCTTTAACTTCGGCTTCACTGTAGAACGTCTCCTTATCCTTGATGGATACAACATCAGCGTAGTAGTTTTCCTTGATCCGCTTGATAGTATGACCTTCCTGCTCAAGGTAGCTGACTAGGGCGTCCTTAGTGGGTACGTCATACTTATCGTACAGGTCTTTCTCGAATGGCTTATAAGTCATGTTTCTGGACTCCTTCGTAGCCTCCTAGATACTGGCCCTCATGGGTCCAGACTTGCGGCACTGTACTATAGCCTGCTTGCTTTAACAAGTACCTGATCCACTGATTTTTGTACTCAGTGATGTCAAACTCGTCATACAATACTTCATGGAGGTCTAGGTGTTCCTTGACTGCATGACAGGAGGGGCAGTTAGGTTGGGTGATAACGGTCCAAGCCATCAATCATTCTCCATCAGGGCTTTCCAAGAGACAGGAAACAGGTTCACCATTTCCTCAGCAATCTGGATTGCCACCTCTCGGGTTTCGGTTTGACTGTCAGGCCCGAGCCTCAGCTTACACATGTCAGCAAAGGCGTCAAGGCTACCAGACCACCACCAGCTAGTCATCATGGACTGTGGCAGCATCATACGAGCCTGCTCTGGTGCTACACCATAGGCCAGCATATACTCGTACATCTTCAGCACACGGTCCATGATCTCAACGTACTGTTGCTGCATGAACTGCTGGTGTTCCTTCTCGAAAGCCTCACCAGAGCCTTGCTTCTTGTTCTCTGGCCGCTGACGCCAGTGATCAGGGCTGTAGATGTCAGGCTCATTGTCAACGTACCTACGGCTCACCTCGTTCCAGCGCAAGAACTTATGCTTCACCAGTTGACGGGCTACAAACACAGGAGCATCCACCTTGAAGGTCACGAAGGCATGACCGAAGGGTGAGGTGTGCTTGTGCTTGGCGAGGTAGTGGATCAGCTTCTCATCTTTGTCGGAAAGAGACGAGGACTCCTTATCAAAAGAAACCCTCGCCGAGTTTACTACCGACAGATCACTACCACAGTGATGCTTTAGGACTACGTTAATCATGTCAGGTCTACGATCTCACAGCTATCTGCGCTACAGGCCAGAGACTGCATGCCCGTAGTATTGTCTTCTACTTCATACTCTCCTAGCTGATTCCAGTCAAGAGAGGAAGGGAAGTCTTTTGCCAAAGCCTCATAGTCTTCCTTGCTGCACTCTTGGTAGGGGGCCTGCTGGTAGACATGATCAGAGTGTGGCAGGAAAGACACACCGGACATCTCGTCAAAGTGCTTGTAGACAAAGGCACCCACTTCCAGCCACTCGTCATCCTTGACGGTGATGGTCACAGACGGCTTGTGTTCACACCAGTGACGCTGATACATCAGCCATGTCTCAAGCTGCTCTACAGCCGTCATGTCGTTACGAGTGATACAGTTGTCAGGGGCCTTTACCGGGAAGCTGAAGACAGTTGTGGTGTCAGGCTTCATCACACAAGGCTCAGACGGCACACCAGCGTCCTGCATGAACTTGGTCAGAGGGTCTTTGTTGTCGCCCCTTACAGTGCGGACATAGTATTGGGAATGCCGAGCATGAATACCAGAGGCACTATCCACAAGCTGAGAGACCGTCCCAGACGGTTTAACACAGGTGATGGCTGCTGAGTGAGGAATGCCAAGACGGTCGGCCCACTCTGCATTAGTGCTAACTGCGACATCTCGTAAATGTTCAAGGGTCTTCTCCAGTCCAGCGTTCTTGCTGGTCATCAGCGGGTTGTCCATAATTCCCGTGAGGGATACACCAAGCAGACGCTCTTCCTCTGTGTTCTTCTTCCAGACCTTACGCAGGTATGGGAAGTCAGTGTACTTGGACTGGATGGTGCCAAGGATTGTAGCAATCCGTACCTTGTTCTTCAGGGTGTCGATGGTGTCAGTAGCCCGTACTACAACCTCGGTCAGGTTGCAGAACTGATACGGGCGCAAGATGATCTCTGAGCAGGGGTTAGTACCAAATTCCCACTCTGGGTCTCGGCGACCGTTCTTGGCTGCTTGGTTCTTGGAAGCCTGCCGGTTGAAGATACCACGCTCGCCGGACTTGGACTCGATCAGAGACTGCCACTCTTTCATAAAGAGTTCTACGTCTGGCTTCTCGGTGTAGGCCACAGAGTTATTAGCCAAGGCACGTTGGCCCTCATTTTCCCACCACTGGCCCGACTTGGCATTGCGCATGCGGTCATCAGACAGGTTGGACAGGCTGATCATAGCAGAGCGACGAACGCCACCCACCACCACGACTTGACCTATCTTACACATCAGGTCGTGACACTCAAGCGAGTTCAGCTTCCGGCCAGCAGCCTTCTTGAAGGTAGCCACAGCGAAGTTGAACAGGTCCACCAGAGGCGCAGGACCACTGGCACGGCCACCGAAGGTCTTCAGGCGTGCGCCAGAGGGACGCACTTTAGAGACATCCCACTTAGGGATTTCTCCAGCCCACAAGAGAGATAGCACTTGACGGAACGCCTTGGCCCAACCCTCTTTGCTGTCCTTGACCACAACCGTAGTCTCAGAGTCAAACAGGCTCTCTGGCACCTCTGGCAGCTTGGAGATGTACTGACGCTCCACAGAGAAGCCTACACCCGTGCCACAGAGCAGGATGAACATAGCCTCATCAAAGCTCTTAGGGTCGTCTACAGGGAGATAGCTACAGTTATAGCCGGAGGTGTTGTCCCGTGTTAAAGCAGGTCCAGCCGTCATCATGGCCCGCATAGACGGCATGACTTCAAGGTTCAGGATAGCCTCTTCGATCTCGAAGGACTCAGGGCCACTGATCTTGACCACGTTTTCCATGTAACGTGAGACAGTCTCAGACCATGTTTCTCGACGGCCTTCGTTTTCGAGCCAACGAGCATATCGGGACTTAGCAATGAACTGCTGATAAGGTGTCGGTAGGTGGTTATCCATTGAACAGGGCTTTCTTGTTTACGTTTGGGAGAGCTTAGACTACTTACTAAAGTTAGTCAAACAGGTCATCCAGTTTTGGCGGTTGGTAGTTAGGGCCTTTGAGTACCTTGCCGTCTTCTCGCTTTAGTGGCTTACCGTCCAGCAGCTTGCTCATGTTGGAAGCATGCACACGGTTAAACACAACATCTAGTGGCAACCCAAAGGTTACGGCTGCACCGTACACTACATAAAGTAGGTCTGCAAGTTCTTTTGTCAAGGCAGCTTTGTCTAGCTCATCTGCCTCAAACTCTGCTATGACCTCCTCGGCCTCTTCCGAGATCAACTCTGCCCTCAGCTTTAGGAGAGAGGGGGTAGGGTCTACACCTACTGGCTGCTCCATTGCCCGAGTGAAGGTTCCTACTTTGTCGCTCTTAGTTATCGGCGGCATCATTCTTCTTCTTCTCCTGCTCCAAAGAGGGATACCATACCCATAACTACGCCAAGCATCAAGTTCATAATACCGAGAGTCAGCCCTAAAACCACTCCTGTACCTACAATGATGAAGGGAGCCATCAAGCCCACCAGCATCGCCATGTTAATCATCTGGTCCATCTTGGTTCCTGTATTGCTCAAGGTCAATGAAGCGAAGCTCTTCTAGAACCTCTAGGGCTTCGACAATGGTGATGCCGTTATCGGCTAGTATCCTTTGCAGGCCGTAGTCCGATAGTACCTTACTAATGTATCGTTTGTCCATCTATTCCAGCCATTTCTAACAATGCCTGTTTCCATTCTTCATCAAGAATATGGATCGAGAGATACAGGCCCATTTCAACATCTAATTGAGCTTGTGGCGAATTAACATAGTCTACGCACTGAGCATAGCTGCCAGACCAGAGTTCGACCCATCCGCCCATTGACTCTTCGTCCATCTGGCCGAACACAAAGTAAGTCTCTACTTCTTCTGACATAGCTCTAAATAATGCTCCATGCTAATAACCGCCAACCAAGGCTTCCGGTCCCCTCTGAGGAACACTACAGGCTCGTACTTGTGGTCCTGCTTTGCCTGTTCCATGTAGTTGTAGAGGGTGGCGAAGTCTTTCCTCCGCTTTACCTCTATCGAGACCGGAAGCCTCTTTCGGGCTTGCGGGGAGAGTTGTATGTCCTCCCCGTTTTGTCCCATCGCTGTAGACCTGACATCATCAGGCTTCAGATGGGGAAAGGCTTTTAGGATAGCGTCTCGGACTTCTTGTTGCCCTAAACGTCCCTTCGCCTTGGAAGACCTAGTGTTAGCCATCGGGTGGTTCCCATAGTTCATCTGGCTCTCTCCTAAGCCAGAGAAGCCTTCCGTTCTCTACTACACGGTCTGCATCGCCATCGTAGGCTTTGACACACCGCTCATAGAGGTCTTTCTCTGTCACGCATCCTTCAAGCATCTGACCGGCCTTTAGGGGGCCTACGCCATCAATGCCCATGATATTGTCGGCATTGTCGCCCATCAGGATTTGACTGTAGAAGAAACGTAGGCCGTCAAACTCTTCGACAAACTTCCACTGGCGCTTTACGAAGTTGTAGTGCCAGCAGTGCAGTTGGTGCATGTCTTTGTCGATGGATGCTACACAAGAGGTGGGGCCTTCCTGTGTTGCAGCCTTAGAGATCAGGTCGTCTGCTTCTTCTCCTTCGGATACGATGGCACCCCATTCTTCCTCTAGGTGGAGACGGAGTTCTGGGAGGTAGACTGGTTTAGGCTTGCCAGACCGATTGGCCTTGTAGGGAGCAGCCTTGGCGACATCGTACCGGAAGTTGCCCCGACCCGTGAGGAAGGTTTGGTAGTCCTCTGGGCCGGGGAAGTCTAGGGTTTCATGCAGGATATGCTCCATCATCCCATCGACGTTTGCTTTGGCTTCATCGAGAGACAGACCCTTAGAGTCTGCCCCTGCTGCCATGCGATATACCACAATATCGCCGTCGATGAAAGTCTTGGTAACGGAGTACACTAACCCTGCCAGTCATCAGAGGAGTGGGTGCCATTATTAGATGAGATTTCTTCGATGTACGAGAAACCAATCATGTTCATGGCTGACACCCAGAACGTGAGATAGTCAGTGACATACTCTCCTACGTTCTTTTCCTCTAGGGTAAAGACCTTATCAGCACCATCGTCTTCTAAGGTCTGTGTGAAGGTAACTTTAATATCCACTAGAAGTTGTCCGCTTGCGTCTCATAGGGTTCATGCTCAAGCACGGCAACCTTTTCAAGAGTGTCGATAATAGCACGGCCTTCGTAGACCTTTACCAGCACCTTAACTCGGGAGCCGTTACCGACTGCGCCATCTTCAGTGAAGGACCACTCTGACTTGCTGTCAGGATCAGCAGTGCGGTTAAGCACCTTTGGTGGCCCCATGTCTACACCCTTGCTGCCGTCTTCGTTTGGCAGGTTGGGGTTCCACACAGGCCGCTTGAGCTTGACGAACTTGCCTGTGCCGTAGTTAGGGTTACCCTCTTTGATGGTGGCGTAGTTGCCTTTCTTCTCGGGGAAGCCTTGGTTGATGAACTCTTCCATGTTGTCTGGATAGAAGTTCATATTGAATTGGCCTCGGGTATTTTCATGGAAGTCCATGTTGTCATCGAAGTTGTCCGCAAAGATGCGAGCATACTCGACAGTGCCTTCAGCGATTACGTTACGGGTCATAGCCATATCGGGTCTCCTTTTTTGGCTTACACTTATATATAGCTACTAAATGCAGCTAAACCGGAAGTGTTTTAGTGGATTTCTGCATAGTTTGTGCCGAACTGAGCATCAATACCGAGTGGTACATTCAGCTTCAGCCGGTCGTTTAGTTTGGTGATAGCCGTCTCCATTGTTCGTTTTGTCGCATCTTCGGCCCCTTTTCCTACGAGGGCGATGATCTCGTCATGGAACTGCCCTATAGTCAGCACACCGTTAGCACGACACAGTGCAACCCAACTATCGAAGCAGAAGACACCGGTAGACTGGTTCAAGGTGCTGAAGCGATCCTTGTCACTACGGAGGCTGTGGTAGAAGCCACTGACAGGGTTCTTGATCCAAGTGCCGCCTTGGCTATTTCCCCTAGGGGAGAGGTCCTCAGCAACCTTCTGCACCGCCCAGTTGCGATCCCAGAACGCAGTCAGCAGCTTCTTAGCCTCTTTGACCGAAAGACCTGTTGTGCGACTGAGCTTCATGGCTCCTACACCATAAGTAGCAGAGTAGTTGACCACCTTGTAGTTCTTACGCAGAGCCTTGAGGGATACCTCACCTGAGTTGTGCTTGTCGATGTCCTCTTGCGTGATGGCACCGGCATGCTTCGCCAAGTCAAGGTGCGGATCAAAGCCCTCCTTGCTCATCTCTGCTACATACTCAGGGTCCAAGGGCTGCATGTAGTGCCGCTTGGTGGTATCCTCAAGGCTGGTCATATCAGCACCACACAGGATGTAGCCCTCTGGTGCAGTCAGACAACCTCTGATCTCTGCGCCCCACGGCTTGTCTACACCGGGAAGATTGACCAATGGCTTGTAGTGCCGGAACCGTAGGGTGTTGGTGAAGCCTGCAATCTCAGCCTTAAGCCAGCCGTCCCTATGACACTCAAGGAAGCCCTTGAAGATACCGAGCCGGTGGTTGATCACAGACAGACCGTCCAGCAGGGCTACAGTAGGGTGCTTGTCGATCAGCAGCTTGACACTCTCACAAAGCTCAGAGCCGTCTCGTACCTGCTCAATAGACCGCTCAGAGCCATCAGGACTGCGGACATACTTGAAGGTAGCCGGTTCCCAGCCCAGACCCCGGAGCCATTCCTTGACCTGCTCATTGGAGTTAGGGTTGGCCCTCTCTTCGCCTTCCTTAACCTGAATAGGGCCTACTGTGTCCCGGTGGTGGCCACCAGCCTCAAGCAGAGCATACCACCGCTGTCCATAGACAGTAAGGCTACCATCGGCCTTGGTCAGGCGTGCAGGCTTGTTGACCTTCTTGAAGATTTCCTGACGAGGCATGACATCGGCAAGCTGCTCGATCTTCTCTGCCTTCAGCTTCATAAGCTCGTCGTAGTGGCCTTGGGCCTTTGCTACATCCAGCTTCCAGCCAAGGGCCTCTTGCTCTCTGGCACAGTCCATCTTGAACGAGAGGTACTGCACGAAGCGGTCCCGCTCTTGCTCATCCTTATAGAGCCACTGTAGCTGCTGCTGTAGCTCTTTGTAGAGACGAGTATTGATCTTCACGTCTTCCTCACACCGATGACGGTACTCTTCCGGGGTGAGGTTGTTCCAGTCTGCAATCTTGGGCTTAGGCACACCGAAGTCCTCGCCGTAGCCCTCAAGGCCATGACGTGGGCGGTCATAGTTCAAATACCAAGACAGAGCCAGTGTGTCCACCAGCTTTGCCTTGACCTTGATACCGAGCAGCTTTTCCACTACGGGGATGTCGAACCGGATGATGTTATGGCCCACCAAGGTGTCAGCCTCGGTGAAGAACTTACGCATGCGATCATAGTCATGCGTCCAGTTCAACTCACCTTTGTCCATCCAGCAGAGGACGTGGATTTTGTTGGCCTCTTCTAGGAGGCCGTCAGTCTCTATGTCAAATACTGTCATCTGCACCCTCCCAATCGTAGGCTTCTTGGATCATCAACACAACTTCTGTAAAAGCCTTGTCATCACCTTTACAGAACTCTTTAGCATAGTCAGACCGACTAAGGCCATGTTCATTGGGCGTTTCCCAAAACCATTCATTAAACGTCATCTTCCTGCTCCTTGCAATACTTAACAACAGCCATAAGTTCATCCACTGTAGCGTTCCCCTTTATGGAGTTAGCCCGGTGAGATATGACCTGTACGTTACCTTTAGTATAACCCTTTTCTGGTACTATACGATCTAAAGAAGGGCTACCTGCTCCCGGCTGACCAGAGGTTTTCTCTAGTTTAATGCCAAGAACAGGGCATACCTCGGGGATAACAATGTCCTCAACTTCAAGGTCAAAGGGGATACCCCTCTCTTTGGCTCTGGTTTTAGCGGCGTACAACATAACCTTCTCTGGGTTGTCGTACTTCCAGCGCCTATTAGAGTCCCGCATCTTATCACCAAGTCTGGCGTACTTAGCAGCATCCCATTTCTTCTGGTAGGCCCTCTGTTTCTCACGGTCCTTATAGGGCATTACGCAAGCTCCTTCAGGATAAACGTCTTAGCATTAAACCGCAGTCTACCAGATGGACCCACCTCAGCGCAAGGCCTATTCTTCTCCACAGACAGATAGGTGGTGTTACGGTCATCCTCGTTGTCAGCCTCTTTGTCACGGTGGAGGTTGATGATCACAGAGGCACGTTGAGCAATCATCTTACAATACTTAGGATCACCATTATCGTTGGTGTGGGCAATGGTCACGATCCCTACGTTAAGCTCTGCTGCCAGCTTAGACAGACGGACAGACAAGTCAGCAAGGATTTGCTCTTTGCCGTCTTCGGTCAGGCCAGCTACCACGTCTTGGATAGGCTCGAAGAAGATGTACTTACAGCCGCAAGCCTCTCGGAAGAATCTGATCTGCTCGATAAGCTCATCAGCACCCTGACCATCAGGAAGGTAGAACTGGTAGAAGTTCTCATCCTTGGTCAGGTCTACGATAGCCTCTTCGACTAGGGGGGCTGTCTCCTCGTCAATCAGGTCTCTACGGGTGACGTTGCCGCCCATATGGTACGACACCAGCCCGAGCAGGCTACGGAGCTTGGTTTCCTCAAGGTGCCAAGTGGCAAACGGAACCTTCTGCTGCAACAGATTGTATTCAAGGTAGCGCATGACCTCGGTCTTACCGACGCCGGTAGGTGCCTTTATCACAGTGAAGTGACCCTGCATCAGACCCATGATCTTGTCGTCAAGGGCTTGGATGCCGGTGGGTACATACTGGTGTTCAGGGGTATCCCGGTACAGGCTGAGGAACTGATCACTGGTGTTCAGGATGTTCTCTGGTACAAACTTCTTAGCCCCATACCATGCGTTCTTGAATGCACCGGCCTGCCCCGATTGCAGGAACTCGTTGGCGTCCTTGTACTTGTCGTGAGGTACACGGTACACCTTGTTGGGGAAGAGGTTAGCCATCTTAGCAGCAATGGCATTGCCAGCATCATCAGTGTCCACTGACAGGATGATCTTCTCGAAACTGTCAAGCCACGCTTTACACTTTTCCCACAGGGCCTTTGACGGGGTGGCCGAAGGCAGGGACACTACAGGGTTAGTGTAGTTGCCCTTGAGCATCTGATAGGCAGACATAGCGTCTAGCTCGCCCTCAGTCACGGTGACGTAACGTGCAGAGCCAGCATTCCAGAGGTTCATACCGAACAGTTCATCTGACCGGAGGCCATCCTGCGAGAACGACTTAGGCCAGTACCTGATCTTTTTCCCACCGGAGGGGTAGACGTATTCCTGTGCTACAGGGCCATCAGCATCCGACTTAGTGCGGACCCCGTAGAACTCCATAGTGGCAGAGGTGATGCCACGCATTGCAACAAAACCACTGTTGTTGGTGAAATTGGTAGGGGGGCGTATATCCTTAGGAACGTAGTTCATAGTATTTTCTCTCGGCTTTAATGGGTACTTGTTTAGTGTCTCTTGGTCATACTTAACACCCTTAGCAGGATAAGGGTTGTCACAGCTATGACACTTCCCAACCATCTTCTCTGTGTTGTAGCAGAAAGCATCAGAACTACTGCACTCAGGGTGAGGGCATGGTTGATGAGGCATCTCAGGCATCACTAGGCTCCTACAAAAACCCGGTTGAATTGATTGTTCACCTTAACAAAGGTGGCACACTTAGGCAAGTCCTTTAGTTGCCTTGCTCCTACATAGGTACAGGCAGACCGTACACCACCAAGGATTTCCTGTATGGTGTCCTTCACACGCCCTCGGTAAGGGATGCTAACAGACCGGCCCTCAGAGGCTCTGTAGTCCTTGAGGCCACCGGCATGCTTGTCGTTTGCTACAGTGGAACTCATACCGTAGAAGTGGACCTTACCGTCTTCGGAGACAGTGCCACCGCCTTCGTCATGGCCAGCAAGCATACCACCCAACATCACAAAGTCAGCACCGGCAGCAAAGGCTTTGACTACATCACCGGGACTGGTACAGCCGCCATCAGCAACGATATGACCACCAAGACCGTGAGCAGCATCCCCACACTCTACTACAGCAGATAGTTGAGGGTAACCTACACCAGTAACAATTCGTGTAGTACAAACACTACCGGGACCAATACCTACCTTAACAACATCAGCACCATTCAAGATAAGCTCTTGTGTCTGGTCTGCTGTTACTACATTGCCAGCAATAATGATGTTCTTGTTCTTACAGAAGTCTCGGACTTTTCTTACGAATTGTACGAACTTCTCCATGTAGCCATTGGGAGTATCAATGCAGATAATTGGATACTCTCGGTGTAGTAGCTTGATCTTCTCGAAATCTTCGTCCTGCATTCCCACGGTAAGGGCTACACCCTCATTGCTACAAAGAGCTTGGTCAGGGAAGTCAGTCAATGCTTCTACAGAATAGGTCTTGTTCAACGCCGTCATCATACCTTGTTTGTCCAAGGCTACAGCCATCTCGAAGGTGCCTACACCATCCATGTTAGCAGCGATGATCGGTATGGTATCAAGTCGCAGCTCTGTATGAGGGAACTTGAAGGTTCTAAACAACGCTACTTGTTTCCTTGACTCTAGTGTAGACCGCTTAGGTCGCAGTAGTACATCAGAGTAGTCTAATTTAGTATCTTGTTCTAAGATCACTGTTGGCTCCTGTAACTCTGTAGTATGTTATAGCCACTAATTCGACAAGCACCGGAAGTGCTAATTTAGCTTGGCTAACTTTTTCTGGATAGTGTGTTCTCTAAGCCTCACATTCCGCTCCGACATATTCAGAGCTTTGGCTACCTCAACTTGTGTAAACTCTTCAGGTCCAAACCTCATTTGGAATATCTTAAAGTCTGTCTCTGATAGTCTTTCCTTCATCAGGTTCTCAATCTGTATGAGCCAGATGTAGTTCTCAGTCTCACCTTGATAGGCTACCTCGTCCCCCTCTATGATCGTTGTAGAAGCCTCCAGAGCGGTCTTTAGGCTGTTGTAGGTAGTGGAGGTCATATGCTCCGTTGCAGGGGCCTCAGCGCCGCTTCTGATGGCCCTAGCGTTGATCCTAGTTTCAGAAGAGGGGGGTATAGTCAGGGGACCTTGGCGAAGCGAGATAAAATCCCGCATTCGCTTCCGGGCCTCCCATTCTAAAGTAGGGGGGTGGGTGTTACCCCGGGCCTCACTTTCGAGGAGGGCTACCACCCCCTCTTGAATGAGATCGGGGGCTATATCTGGGCGCCTGAAACTTTTTGCCAGACGACGACACAGACTTAGCTTTTCTGCTGCGTTCATGGAATGCTCCGAACCTTGTAAA